AACAAATCTAAACAATCAATTTTTATAGCGCCGATTGTATTTAACAAAGGGTTATAAATATTAATAAATTAAAATCAAACGTTCCATTTATCATTACCAAGAGGAACCCAAGAGGACCCAACTTGATAAGAATTAATGATAATAGGGGGAACTTGATACAAAGTTCCTAATTGTGCTTCATCTCCTAATGAAGCATAAATCTTTACAACATAATTTACAGGTTGTTCTGTATTAACAGTGGACTCTTCATGCCACCGTTGTGGTATAATAACTAGTTTTCCAAGTGATGATAAAGTATTATATGTATCAGGAAATAAATAATTTTCACTAGGTCCACTATGGACTAAGACTGTTTGATAAACAGTACTAAAAGGCACTTCAAACTGTGCAAAAGTTTGATTAATACCGGCTTCTATCATTGGTAATCTTGAATGATCCAAACCTGTATAAGTTGCTGTTGAACCAACAAAGGCTGAAGTGGGATTGAATTGCACATTATAAGTTGCAGCATTATAATGAGCTGGGGAACCACCTGATTCAATGAAAGGAGTAAAATAACAAACAAAAGGTACTGAATTTAATGTTGCAGTCTGGTCAGAAATATTGCCTGTTTGGAAAACACGAACTCTGAATCTCATGTTTCCTCTAAATTGTCGAAATAAATGACTACCCCAATTAAATAAGCCTGGAGACACATTTTGTAAATTTCCAACACCTATAAAAACTTGAGATATTGGAAATTCAACCACAGATGATTCCAAATATGTATTTAATTCTGGTTTAAATTCTTTATAAAATACTAATTGATACCTCAACAAGGTATCTTTAATGGATGTAAACTTACTCCCAAATTGTATCTGTTCATCATTTACGAGTTCATCATTTGGAGCCAAAATATTTTCAGTTATTGCCACATCCGTATTCGTTTCAGCCGTGTTTAAAGGTGCTACACCCGATTGTGCTACAATTGCGGGTGGAAAATTAGCTGTGGGTATAAAAGCATTGCTAGTTCCCAATATATTAACTTCATAATCATCAGCTCCCGCTACAAAAACATTGATTTGCACTGTTGTTGGTGTATTATTTGGAGCTACTAACTGATTCATTACATATAAAGTTGCTCTCCCCATACTTGAAAATAAGTTTGGGGTTTTTGAATTTGGGACTTTCTTATATGGTGTATCGGCCACATATGGTACAGTAAACTCAAATTCATTAGTTCCTTGGTTAAGCTCCATAGCAACACCATATTGAGATGTGGCTTCTAGAAGTGAACTTGGGGATGTTAAACTTCCATAATTAAGTGCAAAATAAAGTTTGCCAGTTTGAAAAGAGGTGGCTACTATCTGAAATTTATAGGTAAATCCACCTCTCCAAAATTCAAATGGATAAGTCAAATAACTAATTAAAGGTAAAAACGTTTTAATATTAGGACCCATACCAGTTGTTATAGGAAA